GTAGGCATGAACTTCTTGGTCACTGGATCTTGCGCAGTAATCTTGATGTACATGATTGGATCGCCTGCTTTACCACCTTTAGCTGTTTCGGATGAACCAGTCTTAGCGGAGCCAGCATCAGCTTTACCACCTTCAGTACCGCCGCCAGGAACTAGAGTCCATTTGCCGCGGCCAGTCTTTTGAGTGTCAAGCCATTTCTTATTCGGTACTGCAACGTTGTTTTCTTTCGCAACGCTGACGATTTGATTCCAAGTAACTTCGGTTGGATCGATGCCGGCTTTCTTAGCAAGCTCTAGGAACGCGTCAGGGGACACGGACTTTGCTTCCATTAGAGCTTCATCAAACTCAACAGAGATGGACTCTGCTACGTTCGCTACCTCAAGATTGCCTGCTTTAGGGGTCTTGATGAGTGCTGCGATTCGCTTTAGTTCTTTAGCGATAACTGCGACGGATACGTCTTCAGTGTGGATGGTGAAATCAGGACGAGCATTTGGTGAATACTTCTTCCAAACGTCGAAACCTTCGATGTGTTGTTTACGAACACGGACGCGGAATGCCTTATCGCTTCCGAAGAAGTAAAGGTAGCCACGTGCGCCATTGGTAAGTTCCTCAATGCCTTCTTTACCACCAAAACGATAGATCTTGGTGTTGAGCATTGCAGGCATACGCTTTTGAATTAGCGTGATAATACGGGTGATATCGGATTGGCGGTCTTCCGCTTCGACGATAAACTGTTTGAAAGATTCTGTCATAGTTGGTATGAGATGGTTATGTGGCTATTGTTATTTATTTATCGTACGCAAAAAAGGCAGGGAATTTCCCTGCCTTACTGTAAGTTTCCAGAATGTATTAAGCTTTTTTCTTAGCTGCTTCGCTAGTGTTTTTGAAGATGGTCAAACCGATTACACTCTTCACATCTTCCTTCTTGATCAAGCGAACCATCTCAGCGAATGTAGCGCCTGATGAAAGGACGTCATCAACGATCAACACGTTCTTGTCTTGCAGCAATTCGGATAGTTCCTTCACAGTCTCAAGGAAGTTACCAACGAATTTGGCCTGCATCTTTGGAAGATCTTTCACTGAAACAGTGCGACCTTTACCATCAGCTTCATTCGACTTGATGTTGCGAGCGATTTGCTTCTCAAGAGCCTTGATAGTGGCTGGCTTCAGCGTGTTGAAGCTTGGGTGTTCGAAATTGAACAGCTCAGTCATGTCACCCTTCTCAACAGCGACAGCATCGATTTGTTTCTTGACGATTGCGTCTGCAATGACAGTGACATCAGCGCCACCTAAGTGGCGTTTGATTTCTTCAACGAATGCGAATAGGAACGAAGAGGAAGACTTAGGGAAGATGATCGTGTCGATCTTCTTTTGCTTGACTAGTTCAGCAGCACGAGCTGCGGTGGTCTTCAGGAAGTTGTTGAGCGTTCTGTCGTCGACTTTGTAAGGGCCATTGCCCTTTAGGGATTTAAGGATACCGGTGATGACGTCACCGCGCTTGTACAGGTATGAGCTGTAAATGTCAATGTTTCCAGAATCAGCAGTGTGTTCCGAATACCAGCCATTACCAATGTAGGTGTCAATCTCTGTGGCGCTGGAGCCGAACTTTTGTTTCTGTAAAGTATATACGACACTATTATTTTTATCGTCGATTTTAAGCATTTCGTTTAGAAACGTTTGTTGGAACTGTATGAATGAAGGTTTCATATTACACTCGATTTAGGTATGATGTATTTATTTGCAACTGTAAATTTTTATGCCAGATCTACTTTCAATGATTTGCGCTTATGCAAGTCACCAATCATTTTTTGGAAAGTCGAATAATGCTTTAGAATTTCCGAAGCAGGAATAGCGTAATAGTATTTGCAGTCGATCATCACATCATGACCCTTATCTGCGCAAGTCTTTAGTTCCTTGCTTAGTACGAATTCATTGTCCTTTAGGAATGTCTTAACGATCTTGTCTTCAGCATCCTCATCCTCGGCATCATGCATATCGAAGTACATGCCACTACCATCAGTAATGTCTTCCTCTGATCCAAAGCCATGAATCAAATCAGTCACCTTAGGAGACCAGAGGTATTCGAACTTGCCAATAGGGAATACCAAGTGCTTGACAGGTCCACGCTTCAATGCAACATCTGGATTGCCTGTAGCGTAGAACGAATCAGAGCGGAACTCTTTCGAATACAACTCGCTCATGACACGATCAAATGCATCTTGAATACGTTTTGGAGTAGGCACAGGCGCACGATCCTTACGAACTTGTACCTCAGTGTTTGGGTACCTAGCTGTAGGGAGGCCAACGTACAACGGATGGAACTTGCCATTCGACGCAGCACGATGGAGGAACTGTTGGCAATCATCGCGAACTTGATTTAGTAGATCGACCATTTGTAGGCGACCTAGTTCGTCGGTGTCTTCCTCTGCAATATATTCTTTGAACGATTTCATTTTGAAGTATCAGCTAACATCTTTAGGATTTCATTGCGGTCAGCAACGATTAGATTGTTATTTACAGTATTTGGGCCAGAGCCATCGACTTTTAACTTCAACTTCTCATGACGGATCTTCGCACGAGTATTGACCGAGTTCAAAGCGATGTTTAGGTATTGTGCAGCGACTTCAGCATTACGAGCAGCAAAGCGTGGATCAACTTCTTGAACCATCTGAGTTTGCTGTTCAAATGCATCGATTGCGTAGCCGTAGATCGTTGAAAGCTGTGAAGCAACCGCTTGATCTTCTTCGTTGATCAGCGATGAGGTGTCAGCATCAGTCACAACGATTTCTTGTGGAGGCTGAATCTTCGAGATGGTTGTGCCTGATTCAATATCGAAAATATCTTCAAGGCGATGGGTTGTTAGGTTCGGTTCCATATTGGTTTCCTTAGTTTGTTTTTCTAAACTCGATTCGTTCAACACCATTATTTGTCTTCACGAATACTTCGCATAGACCATCAGTGTCCCAAATCGGTTGTGGCGTATTCAACATCACTTCGACGTTTTCATATAGGGCCATTTCACCTACATCGCTCTCAAGCATGTAGTATTCGTCTTCGTCCAACTCAAGAACAAAGCCTTGATCGTACAAAGAACGTACTTCACAAATCAGCTCGCCCCAAGCTTTGCTACCATATCGAAACACATTGTCCTGCAAGAGGATGTTGTTTTCGATATGGTACTTCAGGTTGTCAGACATCGGCGCAGACAATTCGATTCTCATAGTTTCTTCACTTCAATATTTAGGTCATCTGATCCCTTGATCAAACGATGAAACGTCCCAATCGGAATGAATACTTCTTCATTCAACGAGCGAGGCAATTCATCGTCTAATTGAATCATCCAGTCAGTAGTATTTACAGACCTTACGATTCGATCCTGTTCATCCCAATGCCAGTGCAATTGCTCAGGAGCAACGTCTTTCGAAAAAGTACGAATAGATCCTTGCTCACTGAACGGAAGGCTTACCATGGGCGCGAAGACTTTAAGCCAAGCTGCTTAGCATAACGAGCGACATTGCAAGACCAATATGCTGGAGTCGTTTTGTCCTTTTGCTCTGAACAACGATGGCGCGCTTGGAATGATTTAGCAGCTTCTGGGTCATCATTCTTGATTGTTGCATTTGGATCACCAAACGAAACCTTGATCACATTGCCTTTGTCATTCATCACGTAGACGAAGAATTTCTTGGTACCACCACGCTGAGGATTATTCAGTTTGACGGTTTCTCCTTGATATTCTGCTTCAACAATCATTGCCTCATCAATCTGATCTTGGCAATCATCGCAACATAAAAGTTCACTTAATTTCATTTGGCTTTCCCTGTTCTGAACAAACTGTCTTCTGTTAAAATTCTAAAAACCATTCCGTGCTTCTCACAGAATTGTTTTGCTGCTTCCCACTTAGCCATATTGATTGCGATAGCAACCTTGTCATATAAGCTCGACTTCTTAGTCAAAGCAACTTCCTTCTTAGGCTTGATCTCGATTACTTCCTTGACCATCTCGCCTTTCGAGTTGTAGTACATAATGAAGAATTC